CAACATTGAAGACCGGCACGACAAAAGCGTTTTCGAGGAAGAGATCCGGCCTGACCCGGAACATATCGAGCATGCCTTGATTGAGCGCCGTGACGATGCTGTCGGTCGAGTAGCGATAGCCGCTCGATGCCGAGCTATCGACATCCTGCAGGAGCGTGCGCACCTGACTGATGACGTCGCCTACCTGCTGCAGCTGCTGCGTATTGCTGTCGAAGTAGCTGACCGTCCACGCATAGCCATCCCACACATAGACCATGCCGCCGGGCGCGGTGTAAAGCTGGCCCACCGTCGGGCTTAGCGGAAAGTCCATCGGCTCAGTCATATCAATCGTTCCTCCCGCAGTCGTCGATCCAGCCGGTCGTCACCGCCGATTGTAAGATTACCGCAGTGCCAGTCGATGGCGTGAAGCTCAGTTGTTGGTTGGTGTCGGTCAAGACGCTGACGGCATAACCTGCCTGCACATTGGCATTGCTCACGGTGACAAAGGAATTGGCGATGTGAACTTGACCGGGGGTTGTGATGTCCATGCCCCAGCCTACTGTAGAGGTGACAAACCCACGACCCTGCCACAACACCGGAAGACCCGGTGGCACGTTGAGGGTGAGATTGGATGTAGCGCCAGCAGCACCGAGGTTCACGGCGCTCTGATCGAGCGTCTGCGTGCCCCACTGCACCAGATCACCAGTGCCGGTGTGGGCGATGATGTTGCTCGATCCATCGGTCTTGATCGCGCGCAATCGCCGGAACGCCGTCGTGCCGGCCGGTTTATTATTGGCGAACGCATTGTTGTCGAAATAAACATCGGTCAGGCCGCCATTGATGATGGCGAACGGGAAATACCAAGTGTTCGCCGCCACGGTGAGACCAGCACCCATGCCGCCATTCCCCGCACCGGCAGCCCACGGGGCCGACATCAGCTTGTTGGTCGTGAACGCGAGATTGATCCACACCGCGTTCGTGCTGTCGGCCGCTTGGCCGCCGCCAACCGCCAAAATCTTCGTCCCGCCGGAACTGCTGTGGACGAAGCCCGATAAGTAGTTGCGGAAGACCGCTGGTCCCATTGGTCCCTGCGGCCCTTGCGGCCCGACCATGCCCTGCGTCGGGAACGCGCCGAAATACGCTTGTGATCCCGTCGCGCCGGGATTAGTCCATCCCCAAAGTTCAAAATAGTCGGTGCCGTTTGCATCGACCTGTGTTTCCAAAGGAGCCGCGTTCCATTGGTTAGTCCCCGGCGTGTTGACTGACATCGTGACACTGGGGATGCCGACGCCGTTTTTACGAAACTGAGCCGTGATACCGATGCCACCAACACCGCTCCAAGCACCAATGGCACCGTAGATGTTGTAACGTCCTGCTGGCGGCGTCCATCGGCCAGTCGCAGCGTTGTAGTAGGTCCCGCTGTTCCCATTGACGACCGGCATGATCATAACCGCTGCCGTCGTGCCGAGGCTCGGAGTACCCGCCGCCGCGAAATCGCCCACCACCGGACCCGGTGCGCCGCCGGTCGGACCCTGAATGCCGGTGAGCGGGAAGGCTGAGAAGACGCCGCCAATCGAACTGACGCCCGATACGACGTTCTCGACAAAATCAAAAAAGTCGGTGCCGTTGGCGTCGACATATTCCCCCAAGGTGAGAGGAGCGAAGCCTGCCGCAGCACTAATCTGACCTTGTACATACTGGCCGACGCGCGTGCCGTTCTTGCGCAAGGCGATGGCGGCTATGGCACTGGGGCCTCCTTGGTACGTGACAGAAAAGGTGATGAAGTATTTGCCTGCTGGTGGTGTGTAGCGATTGTTCGTCGTGTTGAACCACAGCCCCGCGTTGCCATTGGTCACAGTGTTGATCGGGATCACCGTGTCACTACCGGCAACCGCGACCGAGCCACTCGGGCGTGTCGCCGTCACCTCGCCTGTGCCGCCCAGCACCGGCGGTGCAGTCTGCGCCAGCCATGACGTGTAGGTCGCCGACCAGCGATAGACGACGCCGTTAGTCGCCGAGAAGACTTGGCCGTCAGTCGGTGAGGCGGGGAAGTCGATCATGCTCTAAACCTTGATGATCTTGTTCATGATCATGGTCGGCGGCACGTTCGCACTGGCACCTGCGCCAAACGTGGTCGTCGTCAAGACTCTATCGGCCGAGCCCGTCACATTGGAAAAACCGACGTAGTTGCCGCTGCTTGTCGTGAAGCCCCAGTTGGTGCCACCGTTGATGACCGCCACGCCATTAGCCAAATTGCCAGCCGCTTGATGGAAATGATCTGGTGTGGTGTGGCCGTGACTCTGCACATTCTCATTGCCGCCGACAGCGCCAAGCGTCCCGCCATTGATACCCGAGATCGCCACTGTCAAACGTGTCGCCGTCGTTTCCTTACCAGCCGTGACGCGCCCGCCGAGATCAGGTACCCCGAAGGTCGTCGAACCATCACCCGCGCCATAGAGCGTGCCGATGGCAGCGAACAAACCGGGGAAGACCGTGCGGCTGACCAGAGCACCGTTGCATATGAGCCAGCCGGCCGGCGCGGTCGCTCCGGCGAAGTCCATGATCGCACCGGATGGAATTTGCGCACTGGACGGCGACGGCGCGGCAGGCACCCACTGCGTGGTGTTGCCGTCGTTGTAGTAGATAAACAGCGAGCCCAGCACGCTGTTCCACCACAGCGCACCCGCCGTCGGCGAGCCGGGCGGCGTGTCACCGACCGAGATCGACGCACCGCCGCTCGCCGCCGCCCACGCCGCAACGCCTGCCACCGTCGTCAGTACCTGACCATTGATCACGCTGGGCTTGATCGTCGGGTTAGGATAGGTGCCGCTCAGATCGCCGCCAGCTGGCCCATTAGGAGGTAGGGTCGTCGGATACGGCACCGCAAGACCGGGATTGGGATAAGTCCCCGAGAGCGCCCCGCCAGCAGGCCCGCTCGGTGGCAAGGTCGTCGGCGGCGGAGGAATCGCCGCAATCGCCGTCTTGACCCACGCCGTCGTCGGGATCGAGGTGTCGTTGTCGGTCGGTGGCGGCGTCGGCGCGCGCGGATCACCCGTGAAAACCGGCGACGCCAACGGTGCAAAGAACTGCAGCTGCCCGCCGATCTCCAGATTGACGAACTTGCACGTCGCAATCTGATCGGTGTCGATGTTCTGCACCGCCGTCGGTGCCGTCGGCACGCCGGTCAAGGCAACACCCGCCTTGATCGTCGGGTTGGGATAGGTACCCGCGAGATCACCACCCGCAGGCCCGCTGATACCGGTCGCAATGCGATCATTCACCCACGCCGCCGACACGAGATGCTGATCGTCAAGCGCCGGATCGGGCGGGTCCTTAAGCTGCGGCTGCTCAAGCACGACGCCGGGAATGATCTGCGGATTGGGATACATTCCCGTCAGATCGCCCCCGGCAGGGCCCGCCAGCGTCGCCAGATTGATGTACTTGACCGGCTGGGTCTGCACCCACTGTATCGAGTTGCCGTCGTCGTACCAGATGCACTCCATGCCGGTGATCGGCGACCACCACAAGTCACCGACCAGCGGATTGGCCGGCGGCACCGGCGAGACGGTAATCTCGGGAACCCGCATAACGTCGCGCGGCGTCGTCGTCGGTGGCTGCGGCACGATGCCCGGAACACTGCGCGCTGTGACCAGCGCACCACCCGTCGGCTGGGTTTCGACCCATGTGCCAACGCCCGACGGGCCGATGTACCAGACGTAGGTTCGACCGGTCAGGACGTTGAACCACAAATCGCCGTCGTCCGGCACGGTCGGCGGCGTTGGCGCGTTTGTTACAGTTGGCGGCGCGGACATCACACCTCCATGAGCAACCAGTGACGGGCCCCGACTAACCGCATCGCCAGCGTCTATCTCACCAGCTTAGCGGGCTACTGGCCGGGGCCCGACCCGGTTTACGGAGGAGTCGGCTCGCTGACGACAGCCTGTGCCAACGCGATGCTGTCGATCACCTTGTAGCCATAGACCTGCAGGCCGCGCAGCAGCGTACCGAAGGTGAACTCGGAACGCAGCGTCTCGACCTTGCTGATCTGCGACGCGAAGGTAAGACCGTGTGCGTGACCGGCATAGATCACCCATTCGCCTGTCGCCAGCGCGGGCGGGCCGGTGACCGGGCCATGGGGCAGCAGGTTGGAGACGTACAGCGTGAAGCGATCGACGACGCCCAACCGCCCGTTGCGCAGGATCGAGGTCGCGTCGCCCGACAGATACGCCTGCCTGAGCTCCGACTCCTTGATCAGTGCGGCAGCCCATGCCGGCATCACGACCCAGCGGCCGACCTCAGGAATGTTCTGCTCGTCGAGCACTAGACCCAGCCGCAGGATGCACTGCAGGATCGTCACCTGCCCGGCAACTGGCGGACTGGCAATGTTGGCGACGACCGGCAGCGGCGTGCCGGTGATACCGAGGTTGATATTGCCGCTGATCTTGCCCGCGGTTGCGCCCATGTTGGCCGCATTGGATTGGCCGAGGATACCCAGCAGCACCGCCGTATCGACGGTGATCTTCATCTGCTGCGCAGCGTCATCGGACCAGATGCCCAACAAATTGATGTCGGACTGAATCTCCATGACGTCGTCGAGAATTTCGTTGAAGTAGAGGCCCTGATCGATCTTGAGATCGACGATGTTGGACGCGGGCCGGTCGACCGAGAGGTTACCACCCGCGAGATAGGGCCGGATGGTGATGGTGGGCTTGGTGCGGATGTGCACCGTGTCGCCCTGATTTTTGATCTCACCTTCGTAGTCGGTGTTGCTGATCGCGGCGAGCACTGTCGAGGCGTAGAACTTCTCGATCAGTTTGCCTGACCAGATTTCGGGAATAAACGTACCGGAGTACGGCGGTGCAGGTTGCGTCGATCCTGTAGGGAAGATCGGCGGGGTGGTACCGGCGCCAGCAAGTGGGAAACCAGCCATCGACAAGC